GTATGTTAAAGTACGTATGTTTCATAGTTAAGTCCTTTTTTCTTTGTCTTAACTATTTGTATATTTTTAGGTGGGATTTTCAACCCTTGTGATTGTGGCCCCTTTTTAGGTGGCACTGTTTTTGTCAGTTTCTTCATCTTCACACCCTACGCATCCACACCAAACACAAGATTCTCCACAGTGACACTCACAATCACATTTTGCACAATCTTGATGCATTATAAAAATCCTAATGCTTTAGCTATAGCCACTTCTATACTTAATAACATAGTAAACCCTATTACCGTACATATGATAGCTGTTGGTAAAAACATGTAATCTTTAAAAGTTCTTTTTCTAGTGCAACAACTCATTATTTCTTTTTTGTAATTAGTCCCATTGCGCCTTTTGCTCCCTTGATGCCAAAGCTCGCACTGCAGGCGATGTATAAGAGATGCTTATAGTAATCAGGGAGTGAGTGTAAGGCTTCAAAACCCGCTTTTATATGTGGTGTCCATCCGGGTATGAAGACTGCTACCGCTGGAACCAAAAGACATATTAAAATTAGCTCGTCTTTCCAGCTTCCTTTCATTTGATCAACTGCAGTGGCCTCCCACGAAATTTTTCCGGCTATCTGCTGCTCTTTAAGAGACTTTTGTGCCTTAATTTCAGTTAATGCTAAGTCTGCTTTTGCTTTTTTTGTCTCAACAAAGCCTTTTACCGCATCAGTAACCATATTTGCGATAGGACCTACTAAAAAATTCATCATTTTTTCTTTACTCCCTTAATTTTACCTTTGTTTATGCTTGCGTAGAACACTTTTGCACCTTCTTTCTTGCCATAAGTCTTTGCCATGGCCTTTTTTATCTTTTTACCCTTCTTGTTTAGTGGCATTTGCCCTCTCTCTAGCTACATTTGCACGTAAATCAGCTAAATCGTAGTCTTTTTGCAATTTTTTTGCGTCTAAAATCTGTTTGTAGTCAAATTGGTTCTCTTTTAATCCCTGTTGTTCACCTTTTAGTTGTGCATCCATCTCCATTTCAGCTTGTCTTAACGCTAATTCTTGTTGTTTTAGTAAAACAAGTGGATCAACTTGTTGATCTTGTAATGCTTCTTGCTCTTCAGCAATCATTTGTTCCGTAATTTTTACAATTTCCTCATCAACAAGCTGTTGTTTTAACATTTGTAATTTTTGTATTTCTTGCGGTGGCACGTTTTCACCAAAATCTTTACGTAATTTCTCTGCCTCTTGTACTAATGCTCTATCAACTTGTTGCTCTGCTAAAAATGATACGTGCTGATTAATGTGAGAGGCTAATGTCACAATAGCCATGGGGTTACTTTTGACCAAAGACGAAGATAAAAATATTCTATGTGCTTGAATATGTTTTGCATGATCTTGTTCTGGAAAAGCTTGTAAGGGTTGACCACGTAAAGTGACACTGTGTTCTAATGCTGCGTTTGCTGGTTGAGGCCCTTTTGGTAAGGGTAGTATTTGTTCAATATCTTTTACACCAAGTGCTATGTACATTCTTCTGTAAGCCTCATACAGATTGTGCATCTGTGGGTTAGATTGCGCTAATTGCAATTGGTTTTGTGCGAGTGTCACCCTTTGTGACATTGAGAAAATATTTGGATCTGATACTGGTAAAATATCTATGTTATCAGCAAAATCTATTTGCTTTATTTCTCTAGGACCACCTGCTACCGCATAAGGATAAACTGGTGGTAGCACAAGCTGAAATATTTTAGCTAATAAATTAAATTCTTTTTTTTGTGCGTAATGTAATCTTTTGTGCACAGCGGACATGACTTTTGTGCCACGCTCCATAAGAGCCATGGTTGTGCCAACGGGTGTTTGTGAACTACCAATCTCAGATAATTGCATATCTGCAACGGTTGCAAACTGTTTTGCTGCATCAACACAAAATCCTAAAAGCTGCATTAATGTTTGGTCTGGGCCTTTGTATGGTAAAGGCATTAAGGCTTCACGGATTATACCATTAGGTGCATCTACATCTCTAAACTCACCAGGTTGTAATGGTTGATCATCGTCACGTATTCTTAAACCTCTTGATTTAAAACCAGCAGGTAAGTTAGATAATGTCCCTGCATCTAACAATTGACGTAACGCTGATGTAGCAGATCTTGTCAATCCACCAATCATGTGTATTAATCCAAAACCGTAAAAACCTAGTCCTGGTAAAAACTTGTAATGTACAAAATATTCATTCTTCTTTTTTAATATGTCACCTTCGTTATAATTTCTGTACACAGATAATACTGCGTTAGAGCCTTTATCTATCGTTACAATGTAAGGTAGCTTAATACCACTAGGCTCTCCATTTTTAGAATTTATATCTTCAAAACCCTCAAGATCGAGATCAACGTGCATCTCAAAAAGTTCAACCATATCGTCAGAGGCATAACTTCCTGGTGACTCACCATCTATCTCATCTTTCTTTTCTTGTAAATCTGTTGTGCTTGACCCGTCATAGCCTTCACCATTGATGTCCATATAAAAGCCAGAAACTTGTTTTTTACGCAAATCATTCTTTGTCATTTTGACAACTTGTGTAATTCTTTCACAATCGTCCAAGTCAGAACATCCGTACGGTACGATGACATCTTCGGCAGGTATAAACTTAGATGTTGCTCTACCTGCTACATCGTCAAAATATATTTTTTTAAATGCGCTACCTGAAAGAGGTAATTGAAACAAGAGCTGATCCATCTCTGGATTGTAGTCCTCCATGACATGAGTAATCTCATAGTTCATGTAATCTTTAACACGCTCTGCTGCTTGTTGTAATTCAGGTGAGTTAGCTCCTACTACTTGTGTTCGAACGGGACCATCACTTGGCAAAAGCTCAACATAAGCCATTGCCTGGAATTGTGTAACTGCTTGTGCCAAAACAGGATGGTTGACACTAGCCGCACCTCTAAATGGTCTAGTTCTTTCTTCATATTTAAAACCAAGTAAGTCTAATCCTTTTGTGTATGACTGCTCCCAATCTTCCCTTGTAGATTTGTCATTGTCTACTTTTTCTACTAACTCATTTGCAAGTGCTTGTAAATATGCAGGGTCTAAAACTTCTGCTAAATTAGAACCAAACGTTGTTGGCAAAGGGGCTTCTTCTGCATTTAAAACAGCAGAGCCATCATCTTCAATTATAATGTCTGGATTTTGTTGTCCTGTTTGTAAATCTACTTCTTGTCCTAGCTCTTCAACATTAAGATCTTCATCGCCTCCAGGGCCTATAGGGTTTTCATTTTGCGGTGTTGGGACGCTAGAATTAAACTTTTGTACCATTAATATTCTCCAAATATATCAGTAATTGAAACTAAACCATCAGAGGCAATTTTACCACCATCTTTTTTACCGTAAATAAACATCGGACCTTTCTTAGTAGTTTCTTCAGGCAGAGTTAATGTATACATTTTAACTATTTGCGGATTGTACTCTTCAATAATAATTGTGGCATTCTCAGCTCTGTCTCCATCCCCTAAAGGCACAAGTCTATAATTGTTACCCTCCATTTCCACGAAAGATTCAACTGTTTGTCCAGGGGCTATCTCTCTTCTTATCACAACCTCATTAGGTCCATAATCTTTAGCAATACGAGTTATCTCTTGGTCTAAAAATAATTGTACTCCTCCAGGAGCATCAGTATCACTTCGAGCAGTAGGTGATAAATCTCTCAATAAGTCAAACTCACCATCAACGTTTTTATTAAAAAATTTTAAACCAATGGACGCTTTTGATGGATCTACAATTTCTTCTATTTTTAAATTATTTTTACTACCTGTATATTTTTTAGCAATATTCTTTAACTCCTGCACAGTTATATTGTCGTAGATAGTTTTAAATTTTTTACCTGCAGGCCCATCAGGATCTTTACCCCACCTTCTGTTCACTAGCTCTGACGGGAAGATTGCCACCTTGTTAATACCATTAGCCTCTGCATCTTTGATTGTAGCTTTTAGCAGGAGGTCAATATAGTCCTTACCTTTATTAAAAGGCAGCACAGGGAAACTCTGCACAGGTCTAAATTGATTACTACCCATGTAGGTTGGATTACGGTTTACAAAATCAGCTAAATCTTCAGTATTATCCACGTCTAGAACTCTAATATTTTTCAATTGATCTTGGTAATTAGTGCCTCTGTTCAATTCAAACAGTGCATTAAATTTTTGTCTACCTTCTTCTTGTAAGGCTACTATTTTATTTTGAAAGTCAGGATCTACAACTCTCGCTCTATTTTGATTTGCAATAGTTGTGATTCGCTCTTGAATTTCAGTCAACTCCTTCACCACATCAGGTGTTAACTGAGATGCAAATGTAGTTT